TCCATGATGACGGTGTTTATCCGCCCGTCATAAAAGTCGTAGACGTAGACCCCTTCCCGTTCAACATCCGACGACCCACGGGCATAGCCGCCGGAATTAGACATGGTTGTGCCAGGAATCGTGATACCGTACTCACGCTGAATCTGGGCACGAGTCTTCTTGATTTTATAGCAGACCCATTCCAGCCCATCTGCACCCAGGCACCAATGCGTGTGCATGGGGTCGAAGACGGTAATATCGGCGTAGGTCTGCCCTGTGCGTGGATTCTTAGCTAGCAGGCACCGCCCACCAATGTATCCGCCCCGCACAGTGGCATAGAAAGACTGCTGGCCCCGCAAGGAAGGCTGCAACATCCGCTTCAGCCGTTCATCCGCCGCCCTCAAGTTGCCGATGGCGAAACGCTCTTTGAGGTTGTCCTGCTCCTCTTCGTGCCGGCCCACTTCAAGGTGGGGCGCACGGATGAGAAGCTCGGCCAAGACCTGCCAGGAGATAACCTTGTCGGCGAATACCCGTGCGGCGTTGGAGGTGTAGACGGCGTAGTTGGAAAGGGGGTCCCCCGTCGCGTTATCCTTCAGGACATGGGTAGTGAGGCGGTATCTGCTAAAGTCGGCGTCCATGCGTTTCACCAGTTCCTGCATGTCCTGCTCGTGCTGGTCAACCATCTCGATAATTTCAGTGTTGGTATAGTTCGAGAAGGTCGGCATGGCAGGAGCAGGCAGATACAGGCCACTCCTATCTCCGTTCATCGGTGCGCTGGACATCATCGGCATCATAGCTACACCCTCACAAACCGTCTGCTACGGGCTTTCCCACTGTTGTGCAGATACTTTTGAACGGTGAAATACTGCGATTCGCCTTCCACCAGTTCGGGAGTGAAGTCTGAAAGAATATAACGTGCGCTGTCCATGAGGTGGAAGGTGCTTTTGTCCTCAATTTCGTCTGTAGGCTCGTACTTATCGTTCAAAGCATACGAGTAGGACAGCAATTCGTCAAGATACTTCTGCAAATCATCAAAGACGAACAGTTTGTTGAGTTTGTGTAGGGCGTACACCCTATCTATGCCCGTTGCAACGTCATGGATTTTCGGTTCCTGAATGAACCAGCCGTTGGCCCTATACGCCTCGCGTATTTCCTCCTCCTGATGGCTTCCGCCCGCCCGTTTCATAACGTTCAGCCCCTCAGTCAGCCGTTTGAACTCCTGCACATGCTCCCTGGTAGACCGTCCAGGCCCTGGTTTGTACTCGTCGTAGGCGTAAAAGTAGCCCGTTGCGGGGTCTTGGGCGTAGAACATGGCGGCTGGATTAGCCGTGCCGAAGTCATGCCCCACGTAGTGAGGCCAGTGGGGAGGGACAGCGAAACGTTTTATCTTGCATACCGCCTCATCGAAGGCGTCGTAGACCAGGCCCGCTGGCCGTTCAAACTTTCCTTCATAGAACATGCGGAACTTCCACCCGGGCATGGTCTTCTTGGCCCGTTCGAACTCCTCCTGTGGGAAGGCAGGATTGGCTGTGCTGGGCCAGGAGATGACCTCAATGCCGCTTCCTGGCTCTTTTGCCCTGTCATAAAGCTCGGTTTTCAGCCAGCCCAATAAGTACGGCGTCGTGGGGTACAGAATCCGTCCCTGGTGGATGCTGAGGCGGCGCAAGAGGGCTTCCCGTGCCTCACGGCGGAATTGGCGTTGCCCGGCTTCGTCGGCCACAGCAGCCTTCGCGGTAGCGGATTCCAGGCTTTCTGGGTTGGTGGCCGTGCCGAATATCACCCGTGTCTTGCCGCGGGTGAACTCGAACACCTTATCGGCGTCCCGATACTTGCCCTTGTGCTCCATGTACTGGAATACCTCCAGGAACTCAGGCAAGAGCTTCAGTTGCATCAGGGGGTACGTGGCTGAGACCATGAGATAGTCGCCTTCCCCACGCTCCGCTATCTCCCGTTCCATCCAGTCCACGCCGACTGAGGTTTTCCCGCTTTGCACGCCAGAAAGCGCCAGAATCTCCCTCGCTTTCGACATCATCACGGCAATCTGGCCGTAGTGCATGTTGTGGCGCATCTCCCCATTGGGAAGAAGCTCACGGTACGGACGGACGGTTGTGGTCAAGGGTCTCCTTCGGCCACGAATAATGCTATAAGGCCATCTGAGTCTAATCCAGGCTCAGATAGCCTTCCTCTGGTAGAAATGAATCTAGCCAGGTGGGTAAAGAGAAAGTTGGCTCGGCATCCTTTGCAAATAGGCATAGTATAAGATGCCCCTTTCTTGTCTTCTTGAAGCACAAAGGAGGGCGATACTTCAGAAACATCATAGAGGCAGTCTATTGTGAGATGGCGTATATCCTGGTCTGGGCCGCTCCCACAAACAACACAGGTATGTCTCAGCGTTTCTCTCATCACATCCCTATCGCCAATAAATTTCCTGCTGCCTTGACTTGACCAACCCCGCATTGCGACGTTTCGCTTCCATCTGCGAGGTGCTTTCTTATAGAATACTAATCTCACCAGGGCGTTGTTCATTATCGCCTTCTCTGCCTGCCTATCCCAACGCCGACCCACAGCCAAAGCGCAGAGAGAACCATAACGGCAGCTACCGCTAAAAGCCTGATGCCTGCGCAAGTCACGTCAACTCTCCTTCCCGTAGCATGGAGTCCATCATAAGCTCTAGGCGGGCCAGGTCTACCTGCAATTGTATGTTGACTTGCTCCACGATGTCCACACGCTCCCGGAGTCGCTGGATGCCACCCGACTGCCATTCCACACGCTGCACCTTGGCCTCTAACCGCCGTTCCAGGTCACGGTAGTCGTCCAGCGACACGGGGGCGGACGTAA